TGGATCATTTTCTGCCGTTACAAAAAATTTCATTTCTTGTCCAGATGCTGCACTTATATTATATCGACTTTTAATTATGTCCGAAACCCGTATCCTGAATTCTTGTTTAATATTATCCTGTTCTATTAATAGATCAAAACTATAATTTGCTTGAGATATTTTAATATCTGGATCATGAGGAATCCTAAACATCTGATGAATTATATCATCAACAGTTATTATATCTATCAATGAATCTTGTTTTTTAACTAATTCCATCTTATCATCTTTTTCTACTATTAAAAAATCAAAGATGTTTTGTATACCTTCTGGTAAATTTTCTTCTGAGACTTCTATATATGGTTTAGGATCGTCGTTATCTAATTCCATTTTCATTGAATCAATAACACCTGTCGATAGATCATAATAAAAGTAGCATTTCTTAATAGAATTTTCTTGTTGTTTTAATGATTCATAATATTCAAACGGATCCATTTAATTTCTCCTTATAAAGATCTTCAAAAACATAAAGTATATAATCATTTAAAAAGTCTTTTTGAGTATAATGAAATATTCCACTCTGTTGATAATTACCGATTTTTAGAACACCTTGTTTATTTAGATATGTTCCAGTTTGTGTCATCCAATCGTCTCCAGGGTTTGACCAGTTCTGTACACGACTTTTCATATGTACAAATTGAGGATATTCAAACGGAGAAGTTATCTGATCTTCGATTCCTAATAATTTTATAGCAAGAGCAAATACTACATCCATGCTGAGTATCTTTGGTTTATATTCTGTAAGATATTTATTATAAAAAATTTGCCAATCTTTTGCGATAATCTCAACTAATTTCCAAAATTGTTCTGCTGTTTCTGATTTTTTAAAATACATGTAAGCACTATACACATCTGGTAAATTGTTTTCAGCAAACGTCCTACGATAAGATCTATCTGTTACCATTTCATTACGATAAGTTATAGCGTTTTTTGTTATATATAAATCATGATTATTTTCTAGATAATCCCACCAATGACTAACATCTGATAAGATTATCATGTCAGCATCCAGTAATATAGTTTGTTCGTATGGTGTGACGTGATATATTTTCCAACGATTCTCAATTTTCCATTCAGAATTCAAAGCATCATCAAACCACGGGATCTCTATAATATTATCAAATACAGACTTATAATGATCTGGTACAGCATCAGGAACATCTGTTAATAGAGAAACCGAATTAATTTCAGTTTGAGTTAACTTTATAGTTAAAGCTAACACATACGCCATGCGAACATAATCAACTGTTCCATTCTGTGCTAATATTAGATATCCTTTATTCTGCATCTAATATCTCCTGCATCTTTGGTATATTCCTAATAAAACTATATTTGTTCATTATATGTACGTTCTGTGTAGATGTTTTTATCAAAGTATATTCACCTAGATGATCCTGTTTTTGTACAAAGAATATTAATTCATTCTTAGAATTTATTTGAGTTAGTTCATCTCGATCTAGCGTATAATATACAGTACAAGGTAATTTAACAGGTTTTGATCTATTACTAAAGCCATTCATTATATGTATAGCAACACTAACTACATAATCATTCCTCATAAGATGCCACGGTAACTGATATGTAAAAACATAAAAATCATAATTTTCAACTATATGTTGATATAGATCAAAGAAAGATTTTGTCCAAGCTGTTTTCTTAAAATAGAAAATAGTTGCCCAATAAAAATCAATACCACGATCGCTAGTCTTTTTAAATTCAGAATCATCTCTATATCTTGCTAGATCAAAATGATCCGAATTTATCATAAAATCTTCATCGGTATCCCAAACATTTTTTAATCTATCATTCATTATTAATAAATCAGTATCCATTACTATAGTCTGATCGTACGGCGAAAGATAATAACATAAAGATCTAAATCCATTATTAAATCTAATTTTCTTATAATCCAAAGATCCGTCATAAAATCTTTTATCTTGATCAACTAGCACCGGAATATCATCAGTTAATACGAAATTATCAAATGCTTCCATAATTTTAGGATCTTGAGAAAAAGCCCATTTTACAGAACTGGAATCAGTAACCACAGTTACTGGTACTCCTAAATTCTTTTTTGCAAACCTAGCACAAACACTAGCCATCGTTATGTAATCAATTTCTTGATTATTATGAGCAAATAATAGAATACCTTTAGACTCCGACAATCATATCTCCATTATTTTTGAAATTGATCTAGTAGATTTTAATAGCGCATACTTATGATAATAGCTATTGGTTTCTTCAATATAGATCATGAATATTTTATCTAGGAATTCTTTAACATTTTCGATCATGAATGGATTTTCAAAATCATCAAGTATAACTACATCAGTATCGTGCCCTAGTTGTGTTAATGTTGATAAAAAATTAATTAATTCTCTATCGATAACAAAACGATGGCCGTCTTCGTGATATAGACAATTTTCTTTAAATTCTTGCTTGATTAGCTCTCGTTGATTATTATATGTAACCATATGATTGGCTACATCTAGAGCAGCCTTTAACCGTTCATCCATAAACTATCTCCATCTATAACTTAATTATAAATGAAAATAATTCATATGTCAATTATTGATTATTAACTTCCGGTAAAGGTCGGAGTACCGCTAACCGGTGGAGCAATAGTTGCAATAGTACCAATTGAATTAAGATATCCAACTGTACTTCTAAATGTTCCGGTTACTAGATCGTACGGACTACCTGCCTTGGCACCATCATTAAAGTATATTCTAAATGTTATGGAATTAGCAGCACCGCCACTATTTGATGCAACTCCTGGGCATAATGCCTTAATAGTATAATCATTTCCTGCATAACTCCCACCACTATAAGTATAAAGTGGTAATTCATTACTTGTTAGATTATATACCCCAATGCCCGATCCAGTTCCTTTGGCTAAACTATTAGAGCATCCATTGTATTTAAAATATACAGTACCTAGCACTGATGTACCACCGGTAATGCCCAATAGATCATCCCAAGATTTGTTCTGCGGTTGTGGGAACCCCCCTGCTGGATTATCATTGCCCGCGTCTCTTGATGCTGTAAAAGATATATATCCGCCAGCGTTAAAAAAAGCACTCATAGCAGCAGCAGTAGACCAAGCTACAGTAACCGTATGAGTTAACTGAGTTGTCCAATTATTGGTAAAGGTTAATGCACTCAAGGTACCAGTTGTAAATTGCCCAGTAACTGACGGCATTACTAATCTATTAGCTAGAATAGCCGCAGTTGCGGTAGTAAATGGAGTATTATTGGCAGCATAAACAGGATTACCTTGGGTAATCGTAAGATTATCGAGATCTGTTATCGTAGTATTTTGATGTCTTGCACAATTTGTTATATCGTTTTTTAATCTCTGCCATTGATCTTGAGTTATGACACTAGACGAAGCCGTAACCTGAGCACTTTGTACTGTTTGATTATATCCGATTGACGGCGTAGCTGTTACTGGAGCACCTAAAATACTCGCAACTTGAGTTTGTATGCTATTATAATCTAATGCAAGTATATTTGATCCAGCTGTTGCCATTTTAATTTACGCTCCTAATACTATAAAATAATTTATCATTATCGATCTTATACCACCATCATTATGACACCAGTACCTGGATCATCTTTGTTTTCTAAACTTTTTCCAATTATAGCAGCAGCCGGAACAGTTAATTGATTAGCAGCAACTTCTGCATATCCTGGAATAAACGATGAAACTAAAACATCACCTTTTTTAACAACACCCGATACTTTAACAGGGATTTTCCCTCGTAATGCAACTGCAGGGAAACTAACATCATCGCCGGCTTCAGAATTCATTAAATAAGCCGGAGCAGTTGAAACTACGCCTGCTACCCTAGTATCCGATATAGTTGAAGTAGTAGTAACTTCCTTATCACCGCCAAATATTAAAACAGTACCTGGTTCGTAAAATCTATCTGCTTCGTAACGTTCTGCTAAGTCAGCATATTGGGCCGCTGTTGCTGTACCGTGATATACATTCCCCCATAGATCGCCATTCGCGTCTCTAGCAACAACACTATATCCTGGCTTAGTTGTAGTAGTAGCAGATCTATAATGTGTTGCTACTGTACCAGACGACCATGCTGGATCTGATACTCCCGAATCTACCAATAGTTTTTTTGAACTATCAGCTATACCCGATACAGTTCCGGTTATAGTTCCATGAAAATTATCTGCATATATATTTACACCATATATAGTATTCCATCTTAACCCTGCTGTTCCAAGATCATAAGTTTGATCAGCACCTGGAGTTACTTGTTGGTTTTTAAGAATCAACGGAGTTCTAGTATAAATCCCATCAGTGGTTCTAAAAAATAAACTATTTGAATATGTGTTTGCAATAGTGGCTAATCTTCCTGTCGGATATGCACTCGGATTGGCAGTATATCTTGGATCATCTGTATTAGCGACGGTATCCATAAATACTTTTATCTCACCGTTGGTTCCTACAGCAAATCCTACATCAGGAAATTTCCCCGAAATACCTGCTGTTGAAAAGTCTGGATTATTCTTTAACATATATGCACTACTAGATGCACCACCCAATTTATCTGAATCTGTTGCAGTACCATAGAATCTATAAGAAGTATTTGTTGACCCCGAATCACTATTGATCAGTGTTATACCTGGATAGATATGAGTAAAACCCGAAATACTATTGACAGCAGAATCTATTTGGAAAGCATTGTCTGAGCTAATAACAAAAACAACATTTCCATTTGCAGTCGCTTTAACGACTGGATGTTTATTATTGTTTGTATCAGTTAAACTAACACTCTCTAAATTAGTCTGTGCAGCACCCACAACTCCCTGTGGTCCAACTAGTACATAACCACTATTATTTGTAAAATTAGGATCATAAACGTATAATTGTTTAGAAGAAGTATTGTACCAAAAGTCGCCCTGTTGCTGAACAATAGGTGGAGAAGACGCAGAAGGTTGCGTACTGCTAACTTCAGCACCCCCAGTAGTCCTAAAATAACTTCCGTCCCAGAATTTTAATTTTTTAACCCCACTATCATACCAAATCATCCCACTTAATTTTTTTGTGGGTTGTGAACTACTAGCAAAATTTTCTAACAGATAGAGAAAATTTTCGTTTTGAATTTCACCATAACTTGCAACATTCCTACCAATGAGCGTAATGGGGGTATAGGCATTATTAGTTGTACCATCTTCCACATCTACTAATTTTGTGCTATCAAAACGGTTAATTGTATATGTCATTATAATGACTCCTAAGTCGTATTATTAAGATATTTATCAAATACAGGAACTCAATTAAGATCAACCCACCCTGTATTAGTATAACCTTGGAATTTATTAGTGGTTGTGTTATAAACAACATCACCCAGTTGAGCACTTAAATTTCCAATAGCTGTAGTTGACAAATTAGCCATCCGCAATGGGCCGCTAACTTTCATATCTCCATTAACATCTAACGTCCTAGTGGGATTTGAAGTAACTATTCCCACCCGTTGCGTAGTTGCATCAATCTTTAAAGAAGTATAAGTTTGACTAGAATGGCTAGTTGTTAGATATATATTGCCATCCGGTGCGACATTCTCAATCCTCAAATCAACGCCATCTATCTTAAAATTAGCATATTGATTATTACCAACCGTTAATCCGTTGTCGTTTTTAATTGTTATTTTTCCAAGAGTTTGATCACCCTGGGTAGATGATCTTTTTAGGAAATCGTCTGCTGTATAAGATGTAATACCGTCCAAGCTCAAAAGTTTTTTCGCTGTTCTAACAATAGTATCAAAAATAAAATTCAAATTAGGATCGTTTAACAAACTAGGATTTGTCGTAAATCCAGCTGATATTGTTGTATATCCAGGTATATTAGAATTTCCAGCAGTGTCAAGCCCTACTTTAAATGCTTTTGGTGAAAATATACCAAGCATAGTATCTGATATCCAAAGTTCTAAAACATCTACAGAATTTCCATTTGTATCAACAGTACTAACTACATCTAACCCACTCTTATATTGGCTGTCATTCCATATCTTAGATGCTGGATACTTGTCGTTTCCGACATAAAAATACATACGCTTTTCAGAACTATTAATCCAAATATCGCCAGTTGAACGAAGTTTTGGTTCACTTGCCTCAACTAGTGTACCGTTAGCACCTTTCCATCCATTAATAGTATATACTTTTAATCTACCCTGGCTCTTATCATACCATAGTTGCCCTTCTAAGGGATTAGTGGGTTGAGCTCCGCTAGTCGCAAAATTTTCCAATAATTTTACAAAATTTTCGTTTATATATTGCCCAAATCCACTGTAGTTTTTTCCAACTAACGTTAAATCAGTTTTGACAGTATCGACGTTGCCATCCGATAATGTTGTTAATTTATTTCCATCTGTTTTAAATATATCATAAGACATTAATTCGGTTTTCCTGTGTAAATTATATAATTGATAGTCTGGTATGGATTAACAACACTTATAGTATTAACTGTTTTAGTTCCAGAAGTAGCCGAAGAAGCGATATATGCCGCTGAACCAGCAGTTGAACTAACATCAACCGGTATTTGATCTTGTGCTATTGTTACAGTATCAGACCCGCCAACATACCCAAGTGCAACAATATTGCCATCGTTAACACGAGTAGGGTCAGTTATCTTACCACCACCGGCACTTACTGTTTCATTTATGTTTGCTTTAGAAGGTACTACGTCATTTCCGTTGTCCATCCCATTACGCCCCAAAGGCATGCGGGCCCTAAAGTCCGGTAATCTAAATGTTTCAAATCCTTTTAACTGACTTTTTGGTCCATAGTTAAAATCTATAACAGCAAATAATAATGCATATTTTCCTTGTAATACTTCGCTTCCGTCGCAGAATAAGAAATTAGTAGGAGCCTCAGTCCCAGCATAAGGTAATACTGTTCCGATCGGAATAAGTGCTAGATCTGATACCATAGTTGCTTTAGTAGTCTTATACATCTTAGAATCAGCGTTACGATATATTACAAATGTATCTGAATTATCTGTTGTTGATATTAAATCTTTTTTAGTTATAAAATCTGGTGATATTTTAGTGCTAAAGGTTTTTGTAGAACCGGTACCGTTGAAATCGATTCCAGTATTATCTTCGACTTCACCTGATATTTTAAAACGAACAGTGTTGGTTAATTGCGAAGCAGTATCGGCATTTCCGTGATATGTACCGGTTAATGTTCCATTAAAATTACCTTCAAATGTAGTGGCCCAAATCTTTTTAAATTTAGCAGAACTACTTCCGATATCAACTCCGGTACTAACGTTTAAACTAGGAATATTAGGTATTATAGCTGCTGTACCACCCGGTGCATTTAATTGTATATAACCATCAACTGCTATATTATTGCCCACACGCAGACTCTTTTTAAGAGTCATTCCACCTTTTGATAAGATTGATCCCGTATCAGTACTATCAATTGTAACTGCAGATCCAGCCGATATTGTTGCATCATTGGTACTATTAACTTCTAATGTAGATGTAAATCGACCACTTCCGTTAACATCTAATTTTCTTAAAGGGTTAATATTATCAATCCCAACATTTGTAGTAGTTGAATCTAATCTGATTAATGTCCTAGGATTTGCAATATCACTAGTACTATCATTAATCCTAAGTTCCATACCAGAGCTAGAAGAACTGTGATATAAAACACCAGTTCCGGGGCCAGTACCGGGAACAACCTTTAATTGTAATTCTCCATTACTTCCAACATTTAACCCTGTTTCGTTTTTTATAGTTAAAGGTTGTGTCAGTGTATTAAATTTATCGCTACGAACTATAGAAGATGCTAAGATAGTTTCATTACTAACAGCATTATATAGATTTTCTGCTTTTTCGGCTACTCCCCATAATTTAAAATTATTACCAACAGCATCTTGTCTTAGATTAAGTCCAGGATAAATGAATCTATTAGTAAATCCAACTATGTCAATTTTAGGTTTAAAAGGTTGTAATTGTTTATTAGTATTCTGTGTATCACCTATACTGTATATACTAACAATAACATCGTTTATATAATTTAAAAGTACTGGCTGTTTAGCATCGGTAGTATCTACGATAAAATCTGGAACAGTTCCGGTTTTAACTCCTGAACTAGAAGTACCGCTGATTAACTGCCACGTCCCCGACCATAGAAATAATTGATTAGTATCAGTATCGACAAACAAATCACCTAATGCGCCGGAAGTATTGTTTCTAACCGACGTTCCCCCTCGATTAATACCAGTTGTTTTCCAGCCTGTTACTGAACCACTATAAATCCTTAAAATTTTCGAACTAGGAACACTAGTATCATACCACAACTGCCCTTCTATAGCATTGTCCGGTTCGGTTGGGCTAGCAAAATTTTCTAATAAATTTAAGAAATTTTCTGCTATAGCAACACCATACCCTTTTTCATTCCTTCCCGGAAATTTTAGACTAGTGTCTGAACTGTTAATGGTGTTATCATTAACTAATATAGGATTTTTAGTTTCATCTGAGTGATTAATAGTGTATGGCATTATCCGTTATACCCCGACAAGCTCTGTATACGTATAGTATAATCTATCTGTATAAGTCTGTTTAAACTCTTTTGAACTGGATGGAAGATGACGTGTGTTAACAACTTTCCTTCACCTGTACTATTACTAGGATCATAGCTCTTAAGTCCTAATTCATCAAAAGTATATAAATTGTTTATATCATTAGCATTATCAAATGCCTGTTGTGCTGCTGGTTCGCCGTAATCTAATAAACAAGATACTACTATATCTGTGTAAGTAGTTCCGATCACATGGCGAGTTTCTAATTTATTTCTAGTAGGATCAGTATTAGCAACACTCTGATCATCTACTACTTTTTGATATGTTTGATTATAAAGGGTACTATTTGTACCTACGCTGTTTGGTGTTAGATAAGTTATAATTCCAGTAGGATCAACATTGGTTCCGCCGTTACCGAACGCCATCATGTAGATAGCACCTTGTCCCGCATTAGCGAGACTTTCAGCAAGAGCAACGCTCATATTCTCATAATGGATCGCATTACGTTTGTTAATGTAAACATCTCCAGATTCTGGATCGAAGATCTTTATATGTCCTTCTATGTGGAAAGGACCTTTTTCGTCTGGGGTTGTATTCATTTCTGTATCCTGATCTTTGGTTTCTCTAGGTGTTTTAATTTCTTCTTTTTCCATATCAATCACTCGCTTTATTTATTTAGGTAAATCAACTGATCGAGCTGTTACGAATCTCGCAATATCAGTATCACTAAATCTTAAAGACACCCCTTCATTATATTTCTGCCATATCTTGCCTTGTTTATAGATGATCACAATTAGCTGCCCCGCACTGGGAGCTTTTGTTAATCTAACTGATTTACTAGTTCCATTAACACTAAATTCAGCATCTAACCATACATAATTCTCATCATTATAACTATCCTGCCCTTGTGATGGGTCATATACTTTTATCGGATCTTTACATAAACGGCGTCCCGCAACAAACACTTCTATCTGATCACATGGATAATATCCAGATGGAATATCTCCCACATGTATAAACGGAATTGGTGTTTTGTCTGTATCTGTTTTCAAATATCTAGCTGTTGGAACAAAATCAAGATCAAATATTTGGGTACCAATAACCACGCCATCTGCATTTGCTACTCCATCCCCAAAATGATTTTTCTTAACATCGATATCTGAGTAAGGAATGGTATTCTTCTGTCCTAATTCTACAACCTTGGTGCCAGCATTAACCATATTATTCATTCCGGTTCCTAGAGTACAACGACGAAGTTGTCTCAAAATATTACCTTCTTTAATAAAATATTCAATACGCTCACCCGCAATTTCTATTACTCCAGGAACATTAGATCTAGCACCGCTAGTATATAACCCGCCCGGATTTTCTAATACAGAGCCATCCTCTACTTCAATCTTAGTGTCAAAATATCTTAAAGGTTTAGCCAATATAGTGGTCTTTCTCTTATCCAATACTTTATAGTGAGGACGGTTAATCATATCTTTGAATATTTTAAATCCATAAGATGGTCTTACTGTTACATCGTTCATAGTTATAATATCAATATAATCATTACTTCCTAATATATCAGGTAATATAACTTTGATCTGATTCCTATTATCTAAAACAGTATAATCGATATCGAGAGTTAACAACTTACGATTAAATGCAACAAATAATCCACTGTTACTAGATATCGATCTAGGAAGATCCAATACTCCACTCGTATTAATAGCACTAGTAAATGTTGAATATCTTGTTGTATCATATGTTAATAGATCATATCCTGTAGTAAATCTAAAAATCTTACTAGATCTTTTAACTTTAAGAATATTATGATTAGTAAAGGTAGTAACTTTTATTTGGTTAATACTATCTATTTTATAACTAGGAGAGAATACGATAGTGTTATCTTGTATAATAAAATCATTATTCTTTACTATTTCAACTATAATCTCATCATCTTTATTTCCACCAGTCAGTGTTATTAGATTAGTTGAAGTATCTAATTGATAATCTCGTCCTGCGATCAATAATGCACCGTTGTTATAAACATTAATATCAGCTCTAATCAACGAACCAAAAGAATATTTAATTTCACTAATAGCTATCGATTTATGTACACCGTCATATACAAAATTCTGGCATTCTGGTGCTCTTAAGAATTCACCAAACTGTTCATTTGTCACAACAATACCGTCAACTGTTGATTCAGATTTGTCATCTCCTACATTATTATATGTAAATGTTGTTAACGACGGAACTGATTGTATCACTGCTTCGGTTGCATTAAATCCATCAAGTGTACTATCACTATAATAATCGATACCTGTAATATTAACAACTGTACCAACAGTTAATCCATGAGAACTAGTAGTAGTTACAGTCGCGACATTCGAATCTCTTGCTATTTTGTATATCGACGATTTTAAGTAAGAAAACGCAACAACAAAAACAGAGCTACTAATTGGGCCGTTAATCTTAGGTGGGTTATTTAATGTGTATGTTTTTACATCTGATACGACAGTTATATACTGGCTCGTAACTTCACTGAATTTTTGCTCAACTACATAAGGTTTAGCTGAGAATACCATTATCTGTATTACAGAATTAATAGCCGGTGCAATATCAAATAAAACGATAACGTCATTAACAATTTTATATGTGTTATTACTAGCTTTAATATTAACAGGGTTAACTATACCATCAACTGTTGCAAATACCGTTACATCCCCATTGGCAAACCGAGCTGCCATTAGGAATTCTTTAGTACTGCCGTCGCCTACAAACTCTGCCTTATCTAAAATATCATAACCGGCAGTATCTATTGACATTATCGAAACTTTAGATCCATCGGCAGGGGTTTGGTTTAAAGTTACTGTCCTTCCAATAAAGTTGATCGTTGATTCTACAAACATTCCATTAACTACAACCGTTAATCCATCTGCTGTACCTGGAATCTGATCTAATGTATATGTTTTTGTAGATCCGTCTCCTTCAAAATGTTGAACAACAACATTTGGACCGCCTGCCGATGGAGCATGATATACATTAAGATCAAGTGTATCTATAACTTGACCCTGTATCAATTCTTCTGGTCCGTGACTAGTATCAGTCGTTACAAAGCCATCACCGTCGATAGTTATCTCATCAGCTGCGATACCTTTGGCTGTTTGATAAGCTAAATCACCACCGATTACAAAAGAATCCATTAAGCTACGATCTGTTGGTAATAACGATCCATCACTTGTACTCTTGCGGAATATAAGAGTATCATATGTAGTATTAGGAGTCATATCTCCATATAAATCCACCGTATGAGGTATAGTTATAACGCTTGTACTACCGTCGCCGACAAACGAATCCATCTGTGCATTATCGGGAGCAGTTTTTCTACCGTTTGGCTGTTCAGTGATGTCATCATATACACTATAATAAGGATCATCAATTCTTACTGTTGTAGTACGGGTAAATCTAATATCACTATTTAAAGAAACTACATGCGGAATTAGATTTGATATTACAACAGTCTTAGTCGAAATATCAATGTTTACTGCCATAACTATACCAGAATACGTAATCGACGGAATCGTTATTGAATCGCCTACTTTAATACCCTCTAAAGATTCTACAGGTATTACTAACATACCTACTGTAAGTGCTCGAGTAATTTTAGTTATAGTCGTTTCTTTCCGTTCGATGTATACGTTAATAACTTCACCATCTTCTGGAATATATCCTAGATCAAAAGATCTAGTAGTACCGTCGCTTATAATAACAACATCATTATTTGTATCTAAAACATTATCCCACGATGCTGCATCCCACGGAAGAACATCCCAACCGCCACTAACATCAAAATCGATACTAGTTAGAGATACTCCACCATAATCAATCCCGGTCATTAATTGACCTAGATTTTTTCCAAGCTGTCCGGTGGTTTTATTATAAGCATAGTTAATTCTATCAGCAGCACTATATAGGCTAATATTCTTGTCATAGGTTATTTGTATATTACTATTGTCTGCTGGAATATCTGTAAAGGTTATAGTTCCTTCTAATGCGGTATATGTATCATGTAAAACTTTATTCAGAGATACAGTATATTGTGCTCCAAATATTTCGATGCCATCGATAGATATATTAATTTTATTTTTTTCAATTTCTGGAGCATATGATAATTTAAAGATATTTGTTTTATTATCACCAGTAAACAAATCTGTTTGTCTAAAGTCACTAGCTTCATATGAGAAAGTATATCTATCAAATTTAATACCAACAGTAGTTGACTTAGTCTTACCATTTCCTATGATAGCATATGCTTTAGCACCGTCGTTTGCAACGTCGGCTGTTCCGCCACTAATATGTACCATCGGTGCAGTTATGTATCCGATACCAGGGTCATCTATAACAATCTTATATAACTTGCCATCGGCGATATATGCGGTAGCTGTTGCATTAATTTCTTTTTGTGTTGCTGCGACATTATCGGTAGACATAACGCTAAATGCAACCGGAGCAATACCTTTACCCGGAACTATATTAACTCCCTGTTGTAAAGGAGTTGCATAAAATGTAGTTCCAATGACATAAGGATATACCGGAGCTTCACTGACATAAAGACCGTTCTCATCAGTTTCAACATCTATCGTAACAAAGTAAGCATATGTTCCATTTGGATAATCCGGAGTAACACAATAACGCCCATTATGAGTATCTAAGTCACCAATTTCTGCAAATTCATAATCTTGTACAAATATTCCCATAGGATATGTATAAAGATTAGATGCACCGGTTCCTAATCTATAGGAAGTATCCTTTAATCTATATCCAGTCTTCATCCTCTTGATCTTGCTAGTTGATGAAATTGCATTAGTATAACCATATGGTCCGTAAATAGGATATCCGTCGATTGCCCATCCAAGTATTTTAGAATGTCCGTTTGGATGTGTTAGTGTGCCATTTAAGTATGGAATAACAGAAACTTCCGAAACGCCCAGTGCGGTATTTGATCCAGTTGCTGCACCTTTTCCATAACGCCATGCTTCCGCAAAACTAAAATCATGATAATGATATACACCGTTTTCTTGTGCATGTCCGCCTGCTAGATCTTCTCCAAAACTATATCCTAGTTCTTGTCCAGCTTCGAATGCTGCATTATAATTAAATCCAGCCGGTGGAAGATCAAATCCCTTTGGAGCTCCATTTGCAGCAGATGGATTAAAGACTGCGACACCATTTAACCAAAACCCAGCAGCTCCTGGATTAACTGTATAAGCACTGGTAGAAGGATCATCGGTTCCAGCACGTAACGGTAATGTTAATTTATAATCCTGTGCTCTAGCTATGTTTACTGCTGCAGGATTTCCAAACCCATGATAAGGCAATCCTGCTGCCGAAAGTATGAGATTACCTTGTGAGAATGTCCATATAGAATAAACACCCGGAATATTAATAGACATAGGAGAACTAGTTGTAACTCCCGATGTTCTTGCAAGTTGGACATAGGTCGCACTAGCCGTCATATCTATACTAGAAATTACTGTAGTTTGATTTGAATTAGTATCTGCAAATCCGCCACTGATAATAACTTTAGGCGCGGTATAATAATTTTTACCTACATCGGCTATAGCAATATTAATGACTTGATATGTGTGATTATCTAACCAATTTTTCCAAGGATAAACTGTTATATTAGTAGAATTTGTGTTAACTGTTTCAATCGCACCGATCGCATTATCATAATGAGATGGTAAATCAAAATCAGTTATAACATTTCCCGATTGCTGTAATCTCTCGTAAGAACTAACCCATTCACGTATCTTAGTTTTATATGGTTTTGCTTCTTCTAAGAAATGTTGATAACTTTCTAATACATCACTTTGAAAAGTTATACGTTGTCTTAGAGTACCGACATTATGATTAACTTTTAAGAAACTAGTCTTAAATACCCAATCAGCATATAACTGTTCACTTAAAACATAATAAACACTATTAAAGAAAATATTAACATATTCGATTCTTAAATTATCAACTAATATATCGTCGCGTAGTGCTTGTAATATGATTCGTAATTCTGTCGTTGGATTTTGATCGTATAGATTGCTGCTATAACCAAAATTGGTATCATAGCCAATGTCTCTATTCAAATTATAAAGAGCCGTAGAAAATGCGATCGTCGCATTTTGCTTACCGATAACTTTATAATCTATCGTGTAATCTGGACCATTGGTTTCAGCTATACGTTCTAATAATAACCAATTACCATACCCGGCATCACGAACTTTTACAATCTGTCCAATATCGGCCGATAATGCACCTAACTCATATGTGCCATCTACTTGATAATTGATATCTGAGTTAATCGAATAACCGCTAGTATACCAATCCTTATATGACCAATATCTAGTAACGTCATACGCTTGTGTCTTAATCCTAAACCATTTTAGTTTGCTCGTGTCCCACTGCTGTAAACTCCAACCATTTGATGCTTCGGCATCGTTTAATACTAATACTGTAAATGGTCTAACAGAGATTAATGTAGTAGATTGATCATAATTTGTACCTTTACGTACGATATCTGTTCCTGCTACTCTACCAAATTTATCAACATAAGTTTGTATAATAGCATCTTCACCTGTTCCGGATATACTAACGGTTGGTCCGTACCACCAATTAGCATTGTATACTTTATTTGTTCCATATCCGAAACCCCTGTCATCGATGTTTACATTAACTATACTACCGTTTTCAACTCTAACAGATAATAGAGCGGTTTGTAAACGTGTAACTCCGATAAATCTCAATTCGTCTAAAATGTCAATCTGTTGATCGATTAATCCTGATGTTAAATTTGGAACTGTATCTGCTAGTTTTAGATTAGTTAAGCTAAAATCGTCAATTATTTGATTTGCTGCTAACACCGTATTAACATATTCAAATAATTGTTTTAAGGCTTCATATCTATTGACAAACCATGATTGCCTTGGGCTATTTAGAGTTCCATATTTTTGTTTTTGACTGACATTTGGGTCTGGTACACGATACCCCAAACTATTATAACCTATCAAACTATCAAACCATTTTTGTTCAAGCACATGTGGGATTATAGATTTAGCATCGTTGGCTGCTATCAATGCATATTGTCTATGTATTGCAAGATCCTTATTATCGATAGCGTGAAATTCCATGTTTAACGAGATATCTGAATGTATTAACTTATTATTAACATTAGTTAACGACATGCTATTTTGACCGGTTATTGATATATAACTCTTGCCCTGAGACTTAGGATCAAATATTAATCTTGCTAGATCTGCACAACTTAAATTCCTATTTGGTACGTTTGGAAGAGTTGTTTTATCCTTGACCCAGTAATAATACATCGTAGTATTAGTTCCACTAATTGGATCATATTTAAACTTTGTACTGTATGTAAAGTCATCAATCTCTCTAGGAATACCACTTATCCCCTGTGCCAATCCGTCTGTAGTATCAGCCAATATAGCCCAACGACTTGGAAGATATGTAGTTTCTACCCATTCGTAAACATTAATAGTTGATCCTGTAAATAATCGTCCCCAATTATTAGTTCTATAGGTCGCATCACCTTGTTCATACCAAGTGTATTTGAATCTAGAAAGATCCCACCAAGTTTTACCAACATGCTCATCTGTCCACGGATTACTTTGATCTATTATCATTCCACTATCATGTAATCCGTATTGATAAACTGCTGGATCATGATAAGTTTGATAATTGATTTCTTGTTCAGCGACCTTGGAGATCATACCCTTAGCCGGATCATAAAATTCTAGATCTTGTACTAACGTATTTGTAGCTGTGTTATATATAAATGCTTTCTTAAATTTATCAACATCAACTACAGAATCCTGAGATGCAATGGTCTTCCAACTAGGTGATGTAAAATCAAACATATACACATTACCATAAGGGTGACCGTTTACAGAATGATTCGGAGTACCAACTGCGATATAATTTTCTGCTACTGCGATTGCTGCACCAAATTCATCATCTTCTACTAATGTGTCGTCGGGTACTAATTTATCCCCATATATGAAATTATTTTCAAAATCGTTATAAACATAAACAGCACCAGTAAACGATGTTAGATCATAGAATGCTGTTGAGTCTGCGTCAAATGTAGTAGGATAAGTGGTCAGCTTACTCACCGGATCTAATTCGTAATTCCTTAATTCAGCATCTGTAAATACTAACCTGTCAACGTGAACATCAAAGGTTAACCCGATAAAATTACCACCGGCTGATGAAACTGCTAATACTTTAGCTGTTGTGTTTAGAGATAATCTTAGACCAAATCTCTCTGTCTGTGCTCCTTTATAAGTAGTTAAAGTAGTCGGCGGTAATATAATATTCTTTAATCTATAAAAACCATCGAGTATATCGAAATGATAAACTGATCCTAAATCAGTATTTCCAACATCATCATTTGGACAAGATATTAATAACGTATCATTTGTTAATAAAACAGCATACCCAAATTGATCAGCTGCCGATAGATAACTATTGGTTCCGACGAGATTATATGATGAATTTGATTTTGATACTATCGTGGTCGCATTAATAACTTCCGATTGTATCCAAGAATCGCTACTTTTTTGATATTGAAATACGTAAGCAGCACCTTCGTTATAAGCAGGAGCAGAAGCTACAATAGTCTTTAAATCGTCTGACATATCTAAATCATAACCGAATTGGCTTCCTGCTGGTAGAGTTAGATCTAGGAATGTTTGTGTGCTATATGTCCATCCACCAGCTGTCATAGTTGCGACACCTGATCCATTAGTTAATACATATTGTGAACCGCCAACTGATGCTGTTATCGTTATAATATTTTTAATACTATCAATTGAGTAAATGTAATATGTTGTATATAATGATAGGCTACCAAATTGATTATCAGTAAATACCACAGGCATACCTACGTAGAGATTTGCTGTCGAATCGACCGTTATAAAATTACCTTCAAAATTAGTGTTAGTTGCTTTTATTATTTGACGATTGTTTTTAAAGATCTGTACCCGACCGGCACCGCTATTGTATCCTTTGCCACCAACAACTAACCATGAATTAATACCGTCGGATTTTATGCGGACTTTACTACCAAAGTTTTCGTTAGCAGTTGGATCGCTCGATGATATAACAGTTTCTATCTCAAATGCCGAAGTCGAAGGATTATATCTAAACACAGTAACAACACCCTGGTTGTTTAACGAAGACGACGGAGCAGTTGAGTAGTTTACACCCTGTAGTATAGTCTGCTGCCAGTATGCTGAATTGGTTATTCTACCCATAGTTGTTTGTAAACATTTCCAAAGTTTGCTATTATACTTTACGATATCTCCTGCATTATAGCTTGTTATACTACTATAATCTCCTTTAAAATAAGTTCTTAAATTAGATGCAAAAGGTACGCCAACTACGACCAATTTTCCATCATCTGATGCATCAATACTAGTTCCAAATTTTTCTGAGCCAGTTAATACTGTTAGGTATCCTGTAGGCATAGAGATAGATTGAAACAAACTCCAATCTTCGAGAATACTATGTCTACTATAGATGAAGACTAATCCGCTTACTAATACTTCTCCGCTTGAATTCTTGTTAACTAGGTTAGTAGCTGCAACGAACATCCATTTTTGATCACCACTGATCTTAATAGTCGATCCGTATCTTTCGTAATCAACCTTATTTGTAACAGTCGTAGGTAAAGAATATTTTGTAAAGACATCTTCATTTTCTAATACCATCCAACGTTTATTTGAGTCGCTATCTACCCAAATTTTCTCGCCTTTAATATTTGGTTTGTTATAATTTTTAATTGCAACACCTGAAAGATCCTTAAATCTAACCGATTGCATCTTATAAAGTAATCCATGTGTACTGTCGTCTTGGAGATGAAACAATGTTGAATTAAATGTAAAGACTTCAATTATATTATTATAGACTTTTTGTACTTTATATGTTCCGTCTATAGTATCTAAATTAGAAATAGTTATTATATCATTTTTAGCAACATCGGGGATACGACTGCATTCTAGCGATACTATATTTCCTTGTACAGACCAATTAGTAATTGTTATTTTCAAATTGATGTAATTTAAAACATCCCAATCATTATTAGAAGTATATCCTAACCATATCTTATCATTTTCTCTAAAATAGTTAATATCATAATTCATCAGTGCAGCTTCGTTAAAGAGAATATGATCAACATCTTCATCTCTTACGTAACCTGCAACCCTATATTTAAATACTCCAAAATTGCTTTGTTCAGAATCTAACTTAACTAATTTAAATGGATTACTATCATAAGAACTTGGCTTAATGGTTAACATTCGAGAAGTAACATTATAGATAGATAGGTCATCAAACTCTTGTGGATTTGATGTTAATATTATATCCTGTGGATTATAACGAAAGGCATGTTCATCTAATGGAAATTCAATTTCAGAAATTCCATCTACTGCACCATAATCTCCTAGTTTAAATGCCCATTCTTCTTTGATATCAACAGTACTAAATCCGCTAGCACGTAAAGCATCGAACAATTTAGAAACACTATTGTAAGTTCCTTTTTCTTTGATAAATCCCTGATAGAATTTATATTGAGAAACATCATCAACTATAATATTGTTTAAGTATGATCTAGGTTGATACCCGATTAGATGTCTAGCTAACGCTTGTTGATTTGAATCATATATACTCGCATCTAAACTATAGAAATCTCTAAACTGCTCAATTTTATAATCAAAATTTGGAATTAATCCGGCTTTTGGTTTTTTTGCTAATTTCGTCCAATCTTCATACGCAAAACTACTGTTAGCATTTATTCTTGAAGCTGCTGTAAAATAATAATTCTTATATCTAACAACATCGCCTATACCGTAATCTGTATCAGGTTTCCATTCAGATACTTTAGCCTCATCATATACGAATCCCGGACTAGTAAATCCACCATCCCAATCGCTCGTTTTAAACCCAAGTAACTTAACACGCCCTTGTCGATATCCTGGGACCACATCATATAAAATATCGTTGAATATAGAAACATTGTCCAATAATAACACATGTTCTCTATAGACTAAATTAGTTCTAATATGAAATATACCATCGTTAGTTTCTACAGATGGTTTTATAGTAAATCCGTTATCTTCTCTATAAACATCTGTTAGATCTGCTTTTAATTGTGATCCATCTGCTTTAAAGATACTATAATCGTGGAAATCCGAAACAAATCCATCGATAGATGCAGACATAGTAGAAACAAATTTTAACATATTAGCCGACGGGCTTAATGTTATAACGGCACCAGCTGACCAATTTTGTAAAGTCCAGAATATAAATTCTTTAGAACTAGTTAACCAATCTAATGGAAGTCCTAGGGTAGTATCATAATCATCAAATACAAAACCCAATGTTTCCAATCTCTTTTGATATCCTAATAAGAAATCTACAACAGTTTGATACTCTGTAAAAATAATACCATATGGAATTCTTAATACAGTATCTTCAAAATTTGTACGTCGTGAAGCAGTCCTGCCTCCGACTATCGGAAGTCCGCCTAGCACTTGCCATTTAGCTATATCATTTGCAAATGTAGTAGAAGCTGTATGTCCAACTAATGCTCTATAATAAATATCGCCTACTTTAGCAACTTGCCCCTTAGCATAATGAATACTTGAGGCAGCATTAATCGTTGGATCGCCCGAAACTATAGGAATAGAATTACTCGTATTGCCGGTCCAGATAACATATGTTTCCGATATGCCACCAACGTTAAAAGTTGGATCTGCATTGGAAATTCTAGGAGGATAAATCTCGAAATAGTTTTTAGAATTATCATATCCTTTTATCTTATATCCAGCAACATTGGTATTTTCTTTTGCCCAATAATTAATATTTTTATTAAATCGCTGTGTAGAAAGATCACCCGGTAACTGAGGATCATAATCTATAGTAAGCTCTTCATAATTTATAATTATTTTATCACTACTATGTGCTGTTGTACAACGATAGATATCTTTTTGATAGATAACTCTATCACCTTTCCTATATCTCTTACTTAATAACCAGTCAGGATAAGTCGATCCTAATCTCTCGATCAAAACACCACTATAGGAAATAGTACTAACAGGAAAACTCTTGTTATAAAATATTTGATAGTTTTCATCTGGTAAGAATATATTACCAGATGATGAAGTAGGACTACGACTATCTAAAAGAACTTTTATTTTTTCTTTGCTAGTATATCCTCCAATTTTATAAGAAAGTTTAGCAGTTAATCCAGACAAATATGTCTTGTAAGTATCAATATTAATATACTTCTGTATAAACACATATTCTTCAACTATATTAGCTAAACCCGAAGTATATGTTCTTAAAGCATTTGGATCATTTGAATTATCTATAGCAGCGTCTGAAAAAACTAGATCAGCAGTACGTAATCTTTTTCCGGTTGGAGTATAATATACCTGATTAGCTAGATTTCTTTTTATTCTAAATCTATCCCACATCTTGCCAATAAACTCTGATCCTCGTAGTAAACACATAACAACTGATACAGAGAACGGATACTCGCTCGAACGCCTCCAAGCATTTTCAGCTGGTGCTTGATCACCAAATACATATGTACCTTTACCGTTAACTAAGGAGAAATTCGTAACTAAATTGCTGTCTAACGGACTTAATAAATTTCCTGCAGAATCAACTGGCAAATAATTTCTTAGTCCGATCCTCTTATATCGAACGATAGTTCTTCGTCCGCTTGGATCTCGTATGATGCCGTTTTCAATCGAATCCCAAAGTATCTTATTATCGCTAGTATAGGGAGGAAGGCCATATGCACTATCCCACCAATCGGGTTTAATACTAAATCCTTGCATTTCCCAAGGATGTGTATGAGGACGATCAGTATCATAGAAATATCTATAGACAGATCTCCAATATCCTGTTAGTTGTTCTGTAGTATTAGGTGCAGTGGCTCTACCATAATTGTAAGTAAAAGATTGTTCTTCGATGTAGGAATTATTACTAGTAAAATCTTGATCGATGATAGAATTCCAACTCAAGAAATCAGTTAACATTATATCATCTATCTCAGTCTTAGTATAGTCTGTTCTAAAATAATAAGTTCCTATAACACTATGGATATTAAACATAGATATATCATATTCAACTCTACGTGTGTTGAATATTCTAGTCTCTAAATCTAAAATCAAATCATCTCTATAATCATTGTATGCTGCAATGATACTTCCATCATGCCCTTGTATAACAGGAATAGTAGTAACATACGTATCATCTATATATTTTTCCGGAATAAAGCTAGGATAAATTCCCAATGCTGAAGGAGTAAACGGAATATAACAACCATCAGTACTAGCATAATCTTTAATAATAATAGTATCACCAACCGATAACGATACTTTAATATTAACAAATGCATCAGCAATATCAAAATTATAATCTCTATTATAAACTAATTGTACATCATTGAGATAGACCAAAACAGAACGTTTGGTAATTGTCATAGGATCAAATATGCTATCTATAACAAACATAGGTAAACGTGGATCATTAACTACGTAATTTCGTATAGATGCTGCACCATACGGAGCCATATCTGAAAAATGGAATGGTGAGGTATCAATGTACTTCGCTTTAGAATAATCTAAGAGTATCTGATCAACTATTTCGGTTATCGACCCCTCATAAGCATTAGTTTGTGCTAATCTTAAAAACTCTTTCTTAAATTCCGAATAACGGGTTGCTGTCCATCTTAACGCCCTAACTACGTTTGCATGTTCGTCTCTTAACAAGAAACTAGCTAAAGGCATTGATCCAGAATGCTGTAAGAATCTTTTTCCATAAGGTGATAGTAGTCCAATGTTTGGTAGATTGCTGTTTCCAGGAAATGCTCCCGAAAATCCCGGAACATCTTCAATTATGGATTTTAGATGATCCGTTGCTTCGCCAAAAGTAAAAGTTGATACTGAATCATTAAATGGATTATTCTGCCAATTAGAAGGAATCTCATAATAGCCTTTGAGATTTTTACTGGCACTTGAACGTACTTTGTATACAACCTTATCATCTGCCATTAGCATATAAGAGAAACGTATATAAGCTGTATTTCCAATAGTTTCTAACGAAAGATTAGCAGGCTCTACTTTAGTATCATTTACATAAACTTTTATTCTAAGATCCGTTAGACTTGCACTATTATCAAACACATCGATTGAGATTAAATCTGTGCTTCCACCGACCCTCAAAACTCTAACTACATTCTGTTCAGTATCTCTAGCTGTTCTAACCCAACCATTTAGATATGTAAACGTAGCATCATCATTATATCTTCTCAAAAATCCAGTATAAGAATTAATATTGATTACTGAATCTATGAGTGTAACTGCATCGGGGGATTGGTATGACCAAGTCTTTGTCTCGAGATCAAATTCAAATTGTATATCACCAACATTGTTAATGTTAAGATGAGATATAGGAAATCCTAATTCAGTATCACTAGTTCCTGTTCCTTTTTTATATCCAAAAATCCTATTTCCAGGAAAAGTTGTATGAGTATATATCGTAGTATCAGAAAAACTAATCTTATCTTCATCGAATAAATCAAATAATGGTTCTTGATTAACTGCTGATTTCTTTTGTGCTAGATTCCAAATACCGTTTTGATAATAATACGAACAACCACTATTTTTGTCACCTTTAGTTACATAAACGATTTCACCTTCAATTGGATCAGAATCAGCAGTTGGTTGTAATGTTAATTGTTTTTGATTTAGATTGTTATTCGTTATCTGTTTAACTTCAAATATCTTACCCTTAACTAGAGGATCACTATCGGCTGTAAACAATATTCTGTATCCAGGAAGTATAGAATTGTCACCGTCGATCTTATACCCGATCTTGCCTTCGATGGTTGAAAAAACGTCTGTAGTAAACGTATCGATAAAATCAACATCTGATTTATAAATCCATCCATGTTGATATAATTTAATATTTGGAAAAAATTCAATTATAGGACGCAATGCTCTTTGAGATTGATCAATTATAGCAACCTGTCCGTTAGCTGTCGCAGTAGTTTCTAAAACTGAACGACTAAACCAACGATTATTTCTAGACCAAGTATTTCTATCGGTCGAAGCACGACTAATCGTTATGTAATCTTTTTCTAGAGGATAGTTAGATGCAGTATCCCAAGGCAGCGAATCAAAAGGTTCGTTATCAAACGGTAATTCTATAGTTGAACCGTAGATAGCAGGCGTTTCTAATTCTTCATAGTTGATCAGTTTGATCTTTGTTCCGACACCTTCAACATACCAAAATCCATTAGCGTATTTTTCCGGTTTGATATTTCCAGAAAATTTCAATTTAAGACCATTAATAAGATCTATACCTGAACTGGTTATATAATTTTTCTTTCCTAGTATTTCTGCTTCAACATCAAGATAAAGTGATGACGATAAATCTTTTATATCGATCATACCTACTGTATTAATATCATTAGAATCGATGTAATATAATAGATTAGGAGCTTCAAATGGCACTTCAAATGTTAATGTTCCACTTGATATTTTTTGTTGACTTACACCTATATTATAGGTATAAGCATCGCCGCCTACGATCTGTGTTTTTATACAGAAAGATTTTCCCGGTCCGTCTATAACGAATGTATACTTTACTCCTCTGTATAAAGTCAGACGAGGATTGGAAGTCAATCCCGGAGGAAATATACTTGGACTGAATATATAGGTTGAATTATCTCCCTGTTGCTGTATCTTAACAGTATAAGTTGAAGATATAGACTCCATTTCTCCTGTAATTTTTATTGGATCTGGTCCGTTAGGTATCCAGTAATATTCTCTATAATTTACAAACTTATCCCAATCAATATTTGGATTCCAAGTATATGCTTCTTGTTTATTCAATCGACTATGATTAGCGACCGGTGCTCCAAAATAATTGATTCCGTTGATATAATCTAGGTAGTCAGCATACCAATCAACTTCTTTAGTAACCGGATCTTGGTATGAATACGAAGGTTCAAGTTGATAATATTGTCTAGGAGTAGAATTTTCTTCTACGTAATTGTCATCGAAAAGATAATTTGGAATATCTTTCCTACCAATATAAGCATTGATTCTAGATAGTTTACCAGGTTGGACTAACGGATCAAACGTTCCACCTAAGAATTTTTTATTCTGATCTGTCCTAAAGAAAGTAGGAAGATGTCGAGCAGTTTGCCTTGTCTTTTGGTTATCTAAACCTACTAATAAAGGAAACTCGTTTTGATCGTTTTTCGCCATTTAAACCTCAAATTAAAAATTTGTAGAACTTGTTAGATTGTTGCTATTGATATCAAGTATTGATGTAGTTAGTATGTAACCTGCCGATTTTACGTTGTCGGCTGTTATCGATTCTATTATCTCGATATTATTAACTGTTGCACTACTGATAAAAATTTCGTTTGGAGCTGATGATATCTGTTGTAAACTACCATATACCTGATCGCTATTATTCGGAACAATAAGAAATGTAGTTATGTAAGGAACTAAGTTATTCATAACAGATGCAGACAACTCACTAAAATAGAAAGTATCACCGAAGTCCCAATTATCTATCGCAAAGAATCGATTAATAACAGCAATAATTCGAGTTTTAATATCGTTGTCTGTTATAACCTGTTCCATATTCCTGACTACTTTAAATGTCGCCTGTAATCTTTTATCAGCGGAATCACCAAACAACGGTTTATAACGCACCGGATGATATATTATGTCATCACTTATACTCTTAATCTTGTCTAGGTTGCCACCATAAGTTAATCTCAATTCTGTGCTGCTAGGAGGTAAAGGTTGAGTTGTTATATCTCCATTGATATATTTTCTATATTCTGTATCGTAATCTTTAATCAATAGATATAGATCCATAATATTACTTGCACTAGGATCTATCCTTACAGTTGAATCAGCATTATGTAGATAATGGAAATAAAGCCCGCTACGTCCAACATTAGCATAATAATCTCTAGTAGTAGTAAATGTACCCGATGTCTTATTGTAAATTTTTACTATATCAGTATAATAAAAATAGAATAGCTGCCCATTATTAAAAGGGGTTCTGTCATCGAACAGAACTGAACTTTCTTTATCGTATATTAAAAACATGTTATCGTCGTTTGAAACATGACGATAATCGATGTTATAATTGTCAGTTACATATTTTTCAAAGAATATAAACGGAAAATTACTATTAGTAATAGTCGGATTAACGATTATATCAAATTCTTCAGGATTATCAACAACACCGTCGTCATTGCTATCTGCAAATGTTATCTTAACCGCTTTACTACTAGTGTATCCATCGCTTTCGCTAGTAGTTCCGATAATCTCCCAAGGATAATCTCTACCTAAATTATTATTGTTTGATGGAAATGTATTAAATTTGAGTACTGAAACCTTATCTTTTTGTAACTTACCAGTAGTTGGATCATATATTTTCCTAGTTCCATCAAAGAAAAATCTATTTTCTTTGATAGATTCAAAATAATATTCAAGTCCACGATATGTTATAATATATTTCTGGCCATTTGTTTCGAAAGAGATAATCCAACTAGTATCTAATTTCAAACTATTAGTATTTCCTGCTGTAGATTGATCCCAAGGATCAGTAACATTTAAATCTTTAGCCTGTACGATAGCCCAATTTCTAGTTTGATAATCAAATCTTAATCCGAAATTTTTATAATTAAAAATTAGATCTATCATTAATGATTGAATAGTTGTTGGCATATAGCCTAAAAACTTTGGAATGATCCTTGTTATAATGGAACCAGTAGGGATAATCTGATCAAATACTAACGGACCAATTCCAGTAATTAGATTTCCCTGGCTATTATAACCAGTCCCGTCTCCTGTTACTTGTGATACCCTGCTCCATATACGATCTGTGGTTGTAGTTGATGCTGTTGATACTAACGTTCCGCTAGCAGAAAAATATTTTCCAGCAGGTGGAGAAAATTTAACCAATGCACCCGGTTCGATATATTTTAATATATTACTTCCAGCATATACTCCAACTTTTGTAGGAGTTACCCCATCTATACCTAAAATATATCCCGTAGTTTCATTATAAGAACTAGTACTTTGATTTAGAGTAGCAGTTATATCTATAGAATCAAATTTATATCTTCCATAATAAAAATCTCGCATGATAGGAAGTTTTGTTATAGGTTCAACTTTATTCTTTATCATAGATTCAATGTCGGTTCTAGAATTAAAAGTAAAATCAAAATTATTCTTAATATCTTCTCTATAGATCATGCCGTCGGTACAGAAAGAACTAGTAGTACTATACTTTCCAGTAGGATCTATCAAATCAAAATTCTTACTGATTCCACTAGTTGTTCTATTAACTGCTTTAACTTTAGCTATACTTTGACTAGAAGAAAGAGGAGCTAAATTATAATCTTCTCCGGTAACCATTCTATTCTGTGTATAATATGTTGCAGGTGCTCTATTTTTAACTTCTTGATTGGATTCGGCTGCGCTAGCATTAGTAACAGACGACGTTAACGACATCGTTACCTGTAATGTCTCAACTGATCCGGCTTTAGAAACATACGGAATAGATACAACAATACCTCTCATGTCTCTAGGATGTATACTATAAGAAATACCATTAGATGTTCTGTAATAACAACGGAAATTACCCTTAGGTAAGTTGCCAAATATGCCATCACCAAATACTAAAGATATCGAATCATTAGTTCCAGTCTGTACACTATAGATATTTCTTATAGTTTTATCTATACTATTGTAGATAACATTATTTCCTGTTATAGATGGAATCTGTGTCCAAAGAGCAGATTCTTTGTTATTTTGATCCAAGGCATACAACCAAACATCATCATTATTAATATTAACTTCAGTAACATCAACTATTTGATTAGTTGTAGGGGTTATTAAAGAAAAATCTCTTTGTTGTAATGACCCCTGTCGGAAATGCATAAACCAACCAGTATCATTACTTCCATATCCCGACTGATCATCTCGATATAGTAAAGAAACACGGCGACCAAAATATGGAGCTTCTTCTTGTATAGTACTATCTTTTGTAATAGTACTAGTTACTTCAAAGTTATAAGACCTACCATCGATAACTTTAGAATATGGAAAAATAGTTAAGTCGTTTATTTGACTATTCAATCTATATTGTTCTGTGTAGATACCATTAACAAGTGAATACGTCTGAGGAATGCCGAACTGGAGATTAGATATCATAGCAGAGTTCATGATTTTAACAAATTGATCAAACCAATTATTGTTAGTATTATCATTCCAAGTAACTATGATGTTCTGTAAGTTCCTACCACCAGCATCGATAACTTCTTCAGTAGTTGATACAGATTCAAACTTAAGTAATCCGCTAGCACAGATGTTTCTTTTTACATTGTAGCTTAATAAACGAGCTAATCTTAATATGCTTTCTCGACGTTCTGCTAATTCTAAGAAGTTTTCACGTGCATTAAGATCCATACGAAATGCGAGACTCTGTCCCAGGAATGCGATAAGATCAATCAGTGCTAGATATTCACTTGACTCAATATAGTCATTAAAATTCTCGGGATAGTTTTCCCTGAGATAAGAAATCATAACACGACGAATGTTTTCGAAATCGTAGCTCGTGAAATCTGCATACTTGAAGGTTTGGTAAATCCTCCTCCAATCTTCAGCTAAAAATAGGTTGTTCTGACGTCCGGTTACCGACATATATCATCTGCCTCGTTGATACTTTATTTATTTTAGATAATAATGTGGTATTTTATTAAACAAGCATGTTCTTACTGTCGAACGCAAACTGCATTGATTCTTGTATATTATATGGAACATATAAGAGTGTTAATTCAATCTGTATACCTTGATCAACTTGTGTAACAACTGTTTGGATACATCTAGTACGAGGATCTGAGTTAACAATAGTCGAAATATCATTAACTATCAGTTCTTTGACTTGTTCGGTCATTGGTTCAAAGAGCATATCCCATATAATAGTTCCAAATTCCGGATTCTCTAACTTTTCTCCCTTACGAATATGGAAGTGATTAATGAGATCTTGTTTGATCAATGCGAGATCATAGAGAGCACCATTGTTAGTATCACTACTAACTGAACTAAACCCTTTATAAGTCCTAGGTAAGAACTTCTGAGAGTTAGACTGTGCAGAATTTGAACCTATACTGAGATTGCTATAACCTTGGACTGCCATCTGTTATTCCTCTATCATATTTAACATTAATAACCTGCACGTTGAAGCTTCTGTGCTATACCAGCAACTTCTCTGTTAGGAACTCTCATGATCGACCTAGGAGTACAATATCCATTCTCACAAAGTGTCTTATTATAGTGAACTATCGGTGAATCGGGTCCGGCGATAACATAATCTTCTGGATAGTTAACATACTTTGGCATGAATATCAATATATACATGCGTCCCAATGATAGATCTCCAATCTTCAACTGTTTTTTCCACATATCAAAGAACTGTTCAACTAGGTCAAGCTGCTGTGTGCGGCTTAACTGACGTATACTATCAGTACTCCAGTTAGTTCCGTAGGCTTTATTCATAGATACCAGTGCCGACTTACCAAACTGTATAAGTCCTGTATAGCCCAAAGAGTTCTGAATAGTTGAACTACAACCCGATTCGATGAACATTAATGTGATTAATTCTTCAACTTTCATGCCATACTTGCTTGCGAGCTTGGCACTCTTAGCGATAAACTCCTTATCATCGATCCACTTAGCTGGCATTCTTTCCAGAGATCCGTCGTTATAGTCAGTTTTAACTGCTGTATTCGGATTTGAAGCTGTAGATTCAACATCGGTTGACGGAGCACCTGTGCTATTTTTGGCTTTCTTACCAACAACACCGCCGCCTGCGCCGCTAGGTGGCCCACCTTCAAACCCTGCGCCGCCTCCTAACTCGGTTGGAACCTTCTCACCATCTTCGGTCTTGTTGATAGTTAAGCGTTCTGCACCTAACCCGTATGGCATACTTGGATTTTCTCTGTCAGTTAAGTCGCTAGTAAACCCTGGAGGGTTCTTATTCTCATGATGCGGCCATGGTTCTGATGCTGGAGCTCGCTTAACTAGGACAGATCCCACACCCGGCAATGGATAAAGTGTTAGAGAATTTGACGACGAAGACGAAATAGTTGCCGGAACTGCTTCAACTGCTTGTGAAGCTGCGATCGGTGAAGCACCGTTGATATCAACTTTTGCTTTACCTTGCATAGTTATTGTCCCACTTGCGCCAATTTCTAAGTTAGCTGAACCTAAAATAGTGCTACTACCGCTTAGTATTTCTGTATTTCTATTAGAACTTATTAATGTTCTATTACCTTTGATGTTTATATCAGCAGAAGCAGTCATATGTAACTGGCCGCCTGCTAAAATATCAACATTAGTCCCAGTTAGTCTCAAATCACTTGACTTAAGATTAAATCCTTTACCGGCACTTATTGATATATCACTACCGGTGATTAATGATAAATCTGTATTTCCAGATATATTCAACCCAACTCCGGCTTTGAGATTTAAATTGTCTTTTGTTTCAAAACTCATCCTAGAAACAGCAAACATGTTTATAGCTCTATCAGCATGAAAGTTAATGTCTCTATCTGCTGTAAAATTAAAATCTTCTTCAGTCCGTATGCTGATACTGTCAGCAGCATAGATATCAATTTTGCCATTACTGGTTAATTCTATCCAAGCCGACCCTCCTGCATTGGTTATATAGATTAAATCTTCTGTATTATGTAAGAGGATCTGGTGTCCAGTACGTGTCCTTATGCGAAATGATTCGTCTTGTGGATATTCAACTAATCCCCCAGTGTCTCCTGATTCAAGATTAGCATACTCCGGCGGGCCTTCGTCGGGTTTATTCTTCCTCAGTATCCTGTCATTACCGTCATCCATAACCAACTGGTGGCCGCCCAGACGACTAATGAACTTAGTAACCTTACCATCTTGTCTACCGACACTACCTTTATGTGCATTAGTCCTCTTATCAATAGGTCCCGGAGTACTAATTCCAAAAACATTGCTAGGACTATCACGTCGAGCACTGCTCGTAGTTGGTCCGCGTACCGTATCGATGATCAAACCTTGCTTAACTAGAACATCTGCGAAAGGATGTACCGGTTTTTTCATCTCATCGATCCTAGGATTAACTGTTGAGTTTCCTGCTTTAATGGAGCCTCTATTAACTTCTCCAACAGGAACAAAATCTGTACCATAGGTTGTCTTAGTGTCTACGGTTTTATTGCTCCAAGACGTCTCATCGTTCTCACGAGTTTTATCTGATCCTGATTTGCTACCAGCGATAGCAGGAATCATGTAGTTCATAAACACATTTTGGACACAGCCCATCCAATAGCCCTGTCCTGGGTCACCATTAACAAAGATAACCATAACAAGTGTACCGGTGTCGGGAGGAACAAACCAAAATCCATAACTTTTTTGTGTATGATTGAACTCATCTGGATCAGATCCATTGAGGTCAATATCAGTAACTCCATAGAATGGATTAAGATACTTGACCGTATAGAGCTGGTGGTCTGCTGAAGATTGGTCACCGATGGTCTTTAGTAGTTGAACTTCGAGGGCACCTTGTCGATTAGGATCAATATTATTGATAACCTTAGCGATAAACGGTCCCGGGCCGTCCATGCCTGTTGAATATGTATCATTCCTAGATCTTGAACTATCAGCCATTTCCTGTCCTTATGAAAAGAATGTATTCTTTGATCCGGATCCGGATCCAAGCTGTACACGCCTTCTTATTCCTCTTACTATCTGTGTAAATCTATTATGATTAAACTTAGATTCTACTTCAGTTATCATAAACAGTCCACTTAACTCGTCAACTGTTTTAGCAAATTTATATAAACCTGTCTTGGGATCAATATCAATTGGAGTTCGAATTACAACAACAAAATCAGTTTCTCCGCTCTGATAATTCATTGCGCCATCTTCCATTTCATTAAATCCAGCTGCACCGTCGGCTTCTTTTCTTATTATATTTCCCATTCCGCTGCTAGGAAGATAATAAGGATCTCCCCTAACTTCGATTTCAAGATTTGCTAAATCACCTTCGTTAGTTAATAACGCTTCTAGTGTTCTCGATTGTATCGACTTGCCGTCGTCTGATCCCGAACCTCCCTTAGGATTTGAAACAACTGCATTTGGATTACCGCTCGGTGCCGCTGATCCAGTTTCATCGCTAGCGTTACTAGATGGAACTTTATTTGACATATTGAATGTTTCTATTTCGTTTTTTCCACCAGCATTAGTAGTAAGACCTGAGTTAGCAGTACCGGTAGTATTAGTCGCATCAGCCGGAATTGCTGCGTAGAATGCCATGTTAAATTCTAAATCCAATTTTAATATATCTGTGTTTTGCCCTGTATAGAGATATTCATATACACGAGTAGTTGAAGCATTTAATCCTTCATAACTCGGAGGCTGTGTGTTTGGGGGTATGAGTCTACTAATAGATACTTTATAAGGTACTATCCTAAATATCATCTTCCTAGACTGTCTACCTAATGCTTTACTTTCGGGCCCGTCTTCGACTCTTGCTTCAACTCTATACCAGTCAATCATTCCCAAAGGATCAGTTTTTGAAGCACCTTCTAATAATTGTGTTACAACAAATTGACTTCTAAGTATGACTTCTGAAATTATATCCTGTATCTTGGTCCCAGCATTATAATTGAAGTTCCTTTTCTTTTCTGTATTAATCTGTAGGTCTTTATAAATCTGTTTAACCTTATCAAATCTTGCATCCTGAGAAGGAAAAGGAGGTTGTCCTGCAGAATCAAAATTAGTATAAACAGTACTTTTCGATATCGCATTACCGTCATTTGTTTTTGAAGTAAACTTACTAGGAAAGATAAGTTCGATAGTATCTGGATTATCAATAGTCTTATCTGATTTAACATTATTAACTTGTCGTTGTAATGCTGTTAATAGACTTTTCAATAATTCATCAACTGTTCCCCCCGAAAGTTGGGTAGTTTCTTTAATCGTAGTAAATGGATCTCTAAAAGCAACTTCATTATAAGGTATAGCTTCACATTCATATATGCTTCCGGCCTGACTTGCTCTTAATTTTATAGTTACGAATTTTATAGGAATATATCTAGTTAGGCTATTATCTTTATAAGGTTTCTTATCTTCTCTATATCCAGAAAATTCTACCATCAACAGGTAACTAGCTTCTCGGAAATTACTATATCCAGATTTAGTAGCACCTTCTTGCAATGCTAAGAAGAATAAACCTAAACTATAGGGTTCTGTGACTTTGAAAGTTATCTTAGTTGCGAATGCTGCACCGGCCGCTTTACTCATCGAAGGTAAAGTAGCTATAACTAAGTCATCAATAATATAATCATAACTACCGAATTCTGTCGCAACGTGATTATCTTTCGTCCAATCTCCTTGTGTACGACAGACGATATTTTTTAAACCCGACGAACTAAAATTCGCATCTTTCTGTTGTTGTGGAGTTAGACAAGCTAAAGTATACAAGCAGTTAAAAGAAATATACTGATTAAGAGGATTTTTCTTAGCTGAAGCATACTTGGAATAGTTGTAACCTTGTCCTTGCATAACTGTTGAAGCATTAATAGCGTTCTGCATACCTGCAACAGTCCTGCTCATTGAAGTACCAGTTCCGGTACCGCCCGATGATGATCCAGAGCCACTTGATCCCGGAGAAGTATAGCTTTCATCTCTCGAGCCTGCTTCTGATCTAAATCCAGAAGATGATGTGTTCGATCCCGAACCGGTTTGTCCACTATTACCGCCTGTAGATCCTGTAGTATCGGCAGTATTACTATCTCTAGCAGTAGTAGCCGTAGTATCCGGCATCGGAGGACCTTGCTGTTGATTGTTTAAATCTGCCATACTGGCGTTTTCTGACGCTCTAAAATTAGGAGGAGTTGCATCAGTATAACTGGTATTGTCGGCTGGTGTAGGAGTTAGATCTTGTGGAGCCGAAGCAGCCCCTCCTAAGGAATATGGATCCTCTCCTACCCCCGGAATAGTAGGTGGAACATCGTCAACGAAATCAATTTCTCCGGTTTCACGATTTACAATTTTACCCATTACGAGAGCCCTAGTATCACTAACAGATCTGATTTTTTGGGAAGTTTTATAGTAACTCCGGTAGCAAATCCATAAACAGGATCAGTTATTACATCAATATTTCTCTGCATGAATACCCACCATAGTTTTGGTGTTCCATAGATATCATATGCTAATAAATCCGGTCTGTAATTATATTGCGGTTGTATAGTATATTCAAAATCGTCTTGGCTAGAGGGAATAGGTCTAGGTATCCAATTCTCAAGATATAATTTATTTTGTTTAGTGTTATACCACGGACTCGATGCTGAGTATTTCGCCATTAGATAAATCCTTTTCCGTCAACATTAGTTACTAATTGCCCTTGAGCAAAATTAGTAAGATTGAATGTCTTTATCTTATCTCTACTATAAAGAGGCAACAGCGTAACTGTTACAGTTGATAATGAGGGCACATAACTGATATTTGTTCCTGAAGTAGTTCCTGGAGTATTTCCAAGGCTAACTGATAGATAATCAACATCCTTATCCATAGTAACTGAGAATGATTTTATAACACAGGAAACATTATTATAAACAAAATCTCCGTATCCATTTAGAGTACAGATCGGAGGTGGGTTACCAACATTAGCACCCTGTCCAAAGTACATCTTAGTAACAGTTCGTAAAAAATGATTCATCGCTAACCAATACTGTCCTTCGGCTTCGTCCTGTACTGTAAACTGTCCGGTAATAGTTATATCATCTATCTGACTATTCTTATAAGCATAGAAAGGATAGTTTGTATGTGCTGTATCAATCTTTTGATAATCTGCGCTGTGACTCATTGTTATCGTAGGTAGATAAGGAAATATTAATCCACCTGTTTCTGCTAAAGGTTGAAATATACTGCTGATATAGATAACATCACTAGATATTTTAACACGCCAATCTTTACCAGCTAGACTAGTCGAAAACTGGGCTTGTACCGGAGAATAATAATAATTTGGTTGAGCTCCAGCAGGGATACCTTGCGAACGAAATTGACTCATCAACATATTTGGGTCAGTTCCTGCGCTACCTCCCAATAATGATCCGATACCATTTCCAATACCCTGTGCGACTGAACCGATAGCATTAGTAACAGTACCAATTGCGTCACCTATTCCACCAAAAAAATCACTTGCCATTTTGTACTCTCCGAATATATTTATTGCATTTAAAAATCGGTGATATTATAATAAATATTGGAGAATCCAATAAATGGCAAAAGTAAACTATCTAAACAACAAAGATCTTTTAGAAGAAATTCATCGGAGTAAGAGTTCTTACTGTAGCTTTATTGACGCGATCTATAGTGAATATGACCTTATATTACCCACCCTTGATAAAATTAATATTAGAACTATAGCTGAAGCGAAACGTATTAAAGCTAAAAGATTAACAGCTAAAGAATTTGAAAGTCGTAGAGCCTCGGGCGATAAGAAAAGTAAACTTAGCGATTGCGAAATAGATTATCGTAAAATCGACAAGGATGATGTTGTGTTTCGTATCATGACGTTTGATCATATTCCACTTGCACCCGGGCGTAAAAAGAAAGCTCGTACTGTTGCTGATTCACACGATAAAGTAAACTTTCCACCCTTCCAACACTGGAAATTTGATGAGAATGGAAACTTAATCTGTGTGGGTAAAAGCCACTGGGTAGGTGGTATGGAAAACGGACACTTTAATAAAGATCATGGACAGTTTACAAATAAACTCGCACGTATGTTTATGAAACTCTGTGAACGTTATGGCACTCGTAGCAACGTCCGAGGCTATACTTACAACGACGAGATGCGAGGACAGGCAATCCTACAGTTGACCCAGATTGGTTTACAGTTCGACGAAAGTAAAAGTCAGAATCCGTTCGCTTACTACACTGCTGCGGTAACAAATAGTTTTACCCGTGTTATCAATATCGAAAAACGTAATCAAAACATCCGAGACGATATCTTAGAAATGAATAACTTTAATCCAAGTTATACCCGTCAAAGTAATCACGAATGGGATCTAGCGAAGATTCGTAACAATAGTGGCTCTACAGAATAATTTAGATTGAGTTTAAACACTGTTTCTGTTATTATACTTTTAGAGGGAACCTATGGGATTTTTTAAGAAAGCAGCAGTATTCACTGATATTCATCTTGGACTAAAGTCAAATTCAAAAGCACACAACGATGACTGCATAGAATTTGTTGATTGGTTCATAAGTACTGCCAAGGAGAATGGATGTGAAACTGCTATCTTCTGTGGTGACTGGAATCATAATCGTAGTAGTATTAATATTACTACACTGAATACCGGTATCGAACTATTAGAAAAAATCGGTGCCGCTTTCCAGCAGGTTGTATTCTTTCCTGGCAACCATGACCTCTATTACAAAGATCGTAGAGATATAAGTTCAGTTGCATATGGTAAACATATTCCAGGTATAACCATGCTAACTGAACCAATCGTTATGGATGAAGTTGCATTTGTTCCATGGCTTGTTGGCGACGAATGGAAGAAACTCAAAAAGATGAAAAGCCGTTATATGTTTGGGCATTTTGAGCTTCCACTGTTCATGATGAACGCTATGGTACAGATGCCAGACCATGGTGAAATACAAGCAGATGATCTCGGAAACAACGAATACGTATTCACAGGACACTTCCACAAACGTCAAGCTAGAGGGAACATTCATTACATTGGAAATGCGTTTCCTCATAACTTTGCAGACACATTCGACGACGATAGAGGTATGATGATTCTCAAATGGGGCAGTGAACCGCAGTACATAAATTGGCCAAATGCTCCACTTTATCGCATCTTTAAGCTAGATCAACTGCTCGACAATATGGAAGCAAGGATTAAACCTAAGATGCATATTCGTGTTAACATGAATATTGATCTTTCACACTCAGAAGCAAAGTATATTAAAGAACTCGCTATCGAACAATACGGTGCAAGAGAATGTAGTATGCTTGTTGAACGTAAAGATCTCGAAGGAACTAGCACTATAGAGATAACACAGTTTGAAACAGTTGATCAGATCGTCACTAATCAATTAATCAATATTGAAAGTGAAAACTTTGATCCAAATGTACTTTTAGGGATTTACAATAGCCTATGATTAAGATAAAGAATTTAACAGTCATGAGGTAAATACCCTAGGAGAATTGCCATGACCAGAGTAAAATTTAGAGAATGGACTAAAGAAGAAATTGAAATGATTAAAGATGTATCGTATAGTGCTAGAGAATTAAGTGTAATGTTAAGCGCAAGACTAGGTACAATTCGCAATTTACGTGTAAAATTAAATATTGTTCCTTCCCAGTCAGCAGTAATGTCTAAACCTAGACCTCATAGATATAAGAAAAAGATTGTAACATGTATTGCTGATAATTGTAAAAATTCTTGGGAAACTATGGTATCATCTAAAAAAAGATTTTGTTCACATCGATGTCAGATGCTAACAATGAATCCGTCTTATGAAGGTATGCCACGACCGAAGCGTAATCCTAATGTTAAAGAATATACAAAATATGCAAGACAAGTTCACGGATTAAGTCAAAAAATTTATGAAAAAAATAAAAATATAATTAACCCTAACGAGTATCCTAGAACTCTTTGCGGAGTTGAAGGTGGATGGCAATTAGATCATATAATTCCTATTAAAGAATGTTATGAACGTGGTTTAACTCCTCAAGAAGCATCGCAAGTTAATAATTTAAGAATGTTACCTTGGAAAGATAATTTAATGAGGCAATATGACAATTCGAATTAAAAACTTAACAGTCATGAATTTTATGAGCGTGGGAAATGTTACCCAAGCTGTTGATTTTGAACAAGATCAATTAACTCTAGTGCTAGGGGAAAATCTAGACCAAGGTGGAGACGACAGTGGCTCACGAAACGGTACAGGTAAGACTACGATTATTAATGCACTTAGCTATGGACTCTACGGTCAAGCACTGACTAACATTCGTCGTGAAAATCTAATCAATAAGATCAATAACAAGAATATGCTTATCACTGTTAACTTTGAAAAGAATGGTACAAGCTATCGTATTGAACGTGGACGTAAGCCCAACGTTCTTAAATTTTATGTAAACGAGCGCGAACAAGAAGCTGCTGACTTAGACGAGAGCCAAGGTGACAGTCGTAAGACACAAGAGTCTATCGCTGAACTTTTAGGCATGAGTCACACTATGTTTAAGCATATAGTGGCACTGAATACCTACACCGAACCTTTCTTAAGTTTGAAAGCAGCTGAACAAAGAGAAGTGATCGAACAGCTACTAGGTATCACTCTACTGAGTGAAAAAGCAGAAGTTCTCAAAGAGGAAGTAAAGGGTACCAAAGATGCTATTACACAAGAAAATGCTGTTATTGACGCAACAAAAACCAGCAATGAGCGTATACGACAAACTATCGACAGTCTTATCCTTAAACAAAAAGCATGGACTTCAAAAAAAGAAGAAGACCTTAAAGGAATCGAAACAGCGATCAAACACCTACACTCCCTCGATGTTGAAAGTGAGCTTGAGGATCATGCTAATCTCAAAACTTGGACCACAAATTCCGATTTACTCCGTGTTTTTAACAAAGAAAAAGCTACCTGTGAAACACTTCTGGGACAAGCCCAAAAGGCTGTGGATAGATTAGAAAAAGAAAAAAAACGCACACTCGATCATACTTGCCATGCTTGTGGTCAAGAATTACACGATTCTAAACAAGAAGAGATGATCGCTAAGATTAATAGCGATCTTGAGAGTGCGTATGCGAACGAACTTAAAATCGCAGAGGAACTTGTTTTTACTATTACTAAAATAGATGCAATCGGTGATATCGGTCCGCGCCCTTCTGTATTCTACGATAAGATAGAAGATGCTTATGAACATAAGAACAATCTAGACAATCTACATAACCAGTATCTTTCTAAGAATGACGAAATTGACCCATATCAAGAACAGGTTGAAGAGCTTGCTCGTACAGCATTACAGGAAATTGATCTTTCACAAATTGACTCGTTAACTAAATTAAAAGAACACCAAGAGTTCCTATTAAAATTGTTAACTAACAAAGATAGCTTTATCCGTAAGAAGATCATTGATCAGAACTTAGCATATCTAAACACAAGATTAAGCCACTATCTCGAAGCTATCGGACTTCCACATCAAGTTGCTTTCCAAAACGATCTTACTGTAGAAATAACACAATTAGGACAAGATTTAGATTTCGATAATCTTTCAAGAGGTGAACGTAATCGTCTGATACTTTCTATGAGTTGGGCGTTCCGTGATATGTGGGAAAACCTCTATCAGCCTATTAATCTGCTGTTTATCGACGAATTGATTGACAGTGGCATGGATGCTGCTGGTGTTGAAAACAGTCTAGCCATCCTCAAGAAGATGGGACGTGAGCGTGGTAAAAATATCTATCTCATCTCACACAAAGATGAATTAATCGGTCGTGTGAACAATGTATTAAAAGTTATTAAAGAGGACGGGTTTACTTCTTATGCCAATTCCACCGAAGTTTTTGAGTAAGAGTGGGTATATACTCAAGGGCGAAGATACGCACGAACAACTGATGCTGGCTTTCCGAGAATACTTTCGTTATAACGAAAGATGGGAAGGTGGCACTAGCGACGAAGCCGGTATGCTGGCTCGTAATGCGTTAGGAATTATACGCATCTTAGCCGCAGATAGACGCAAAGAACTACAGATATTGCGTAAAGAACGGATGAAGAAGGTACGTGCTGAAAGAGGTAAACAAAAGTGACTGGACTTACCAAAACACCATCGTTGCAACTCTACCCGAAGACTGTGTAGGGTTCGTTTACCTAATAACAAATACGATTTCAGGCAAGAAGTACATAGGCAAGAAACTAGCAAAGTTCGCAAAAACATCCTACAAAGTAGTAAAACTCAAGAACGGTACTAAAAAGAAGAAGAAGATCCGTAGTAAAGTCGATTCAGATTGGAGAGACTATTACGGATCAAACGATAAGCTAAACGAAGATGTAACTTCATTAGGCAAAGAAAACTTTACAAGGGAAATACTTTTTTATTGTAATTCAAAGGCACAGTGTTCATACATAGAGGCAAGAGAACAGTTTAACCATCGAGTTTTAGAGTCAACTGATTACTATAATGGACAGATATCAGTTCGAGTCCACGGTTCACATATATTAGGCAAGTAAAGGCTATAGGCTCTGTTTGATCGAGCAGCTCGATCCCCGTTGAGGGCGCAGTTTCTTGCGTTCAGAAGCTCGGGTGCCACAGGACAAAAGCTAACTTCAGGCTTTAAAAGATCGCGGCTCTGTGAAAAAGCAACCGCAATAGTAAGTGTTTTCGCTAGAATGGGAATAACTGCTAACCGTAACTTATGCGAAGCTGGTGTAGGGGGTTTAAGGGTTACCGCCTCCGTTCCGAAAGGAAATCACTTTATTCTAGTATGATCGACAGACTCAGATAATGTTGGTTCTTCGCCCTAAGCGGGCGAAGTATGACCTAAGGTCTAGATAATATTAATTCATCTTTGATGAAATAAATGTTATTACTTGAGCTTGCGAAAGTAATAACTGATGAGCTTTAGCTCATCTCTTAATATTAAAACAATAAATAAATGAACAATCGAAAGAATCAAAATGAAAATATATGAGTTCCTTGACAAACATGAAGTTGACGAAGCACCACAGGGAATGGTATCTAGAGGACTTAATAAACTAGGAGCGAAGTTTCTTCCTGGTAAATGGGGAGCTCAAGCACAGGGCAAGTTAGATGCTGGTACTGTTGCAAATAAGTTATACAAAGACTATTACAAATATGTAGGTAGCTCTGGTCAAGCACCATCAGTTGATTCTCTCGCTAAATTCCTACAAACACAAAAGATTATGGGCGATGTAGTTAAGCAAGTATCTGCTAAAGTTCCACCTAAAAATCCACAAGCAATGAGTACAGGTGAAGTAGAAAAATTTCTTATGGGAGTATCGCAGAATCTTGCTGCTGGAGATCCGGCTAATGGTGATAGTGAACAACCGGATGCATCTGGCGCAAGCCAACAACCTGGAGCTGCTCCCGGACCAGGAACTGTTCCAACTGCACAGCCTGGTGTTGCTGTTTCTCAAAAACCTGCTGCTGCTCCAACAGGATCACCTGCGGGTGTAGCTGCTCAACAACAACCTGGACAAGCACCCGGGCAAGCCCCTCAACCGGCTCCAACACCTGCCCAGGGTGCAACACAAGATAATCCAGCACCACAACCTGGTGCTCCTGAACAACCCGCAAAGCAAGCTCCGAATTCATCATCCCAGGGTGGATTTAGAAAAAGTGTAGCAGATATACAAAAACCAGCTGCTGCTGCGAGTGGATTTAAAACTGCTGCTCCAAAACAAGATCCAGCTACTACTGCTCCAACACAAGCGCAACCAGCTGCTGCACCTGCAGGTAAAACAGTTCCTGACTGGAAAGCTAAGAATGATGCAAAAAATAAAGCAGCTCTTCCGAATAAACCAGTTACACGGACAACTACGATTAAAATGCCTGATACTAAATTTAGTGAAGCTAGGATGTTAAAAGCTATCGCGGAAGCAGCATACAGTGGTAAACCTATATCACGTAAAGCATATTTCTTTGCAACAAAGATGCTAGAAGCTCGTGGTGTTACTTTAAGAGATTTGAGAATCAGAGTCGTACTTTCCGAATCATCATCGTCGCACGTAGTACTAAAGAAATTTTAAAAGAACGGCATTCCTGTTTTCTTAGCAGTCTCTAAGTTATCTTTAACTATAGCACTAACTATCTGGCGATCTTCAAAACTCATAGTAAACGCATCGTCGATAGATATACCGCCGCGCATATACCAACACAATTTAAAAAGTTCTTCTTTCATGGCTTTTGACTCCTTGTCGAGTGCATCAACATACTTGAGGATCTCAGGAAGATCCATCCCAAGGAGTCTTATCCGAAAAAATTTGATTGGTCAAACGTGATAGGAATTTCGTATTCTTCTGGAGCACCGGCAGCAATCTCTTCTGGTGTTGCTCGCACTGTTAACGGTTTGATCTTACTTTCGTCTCTCATCTTTTCTAGATGTTTTAATATTTTTTCAAAAGTACTACGGTCAGCATTTTCAAAGAAATCTTTAATATGTTTCTTATCAGTTACTTTTCCGTCAGTGGTATCGATACAAACTATACTATTAACAACTAGATCGATAGTTAACTCAGTTAACTTACGGAAGCTGGCAGAAAAAGCAGAGAGCTTCTGTTCATCTGGAATGTTTGTATCATTTACTAATCTAAAAATACGCTGCTCTTCGAATGTCTTAAGAGCATTGTCAGTGAATTCTTTATAGTTTGTTGGACGTAATTCAACCGTCATATCGTCGTCAATTGTTATAAATGGATCAAATTCAAAAACTATTAATTGATCTAATAACATACGAAGATCAATTTCAAATGTTTTTTCTTCACCAACTTCGGGAACTTTGGTTGTTATCTCTAGTTTTTCACCATAAGTTGCTAGTCGTATTGCTATTAATATAGCATCACTATCGATGCTAGGCATCTTCCAAGGATCTTTGATATTAGGAATACAGCTCTTAATAACTTCAACTGTTGCTTCACCATTTAATAAAGCATCTGGAGTTTTAATAATCAATTCATCTTTTGCTGTCATAGCAAATACTGGAATTTCACCGTTTTCAGGCATATCAATAGCGCCAGGCGTGTAATATTTGCCTTTGCTTGGAAGTTTAAGATAGATTTTAGGTTGTCTAAAATATTTCCTTAACGGATTTGAATTGTCTTGAACTACCATGATCTTTGCTCCAATAAATAAACGATATATATGATACGATATTTATATGCGTATATTTCTGGTGAAAATTAATGGCTGAAAAAGTTAGTGTACGTGGTGGTGGACAGTTTGACGGAGCGCAATTAGAAAACGCTGCTTCTGAAGTAACATTACTACGGGTTGCTGCTGCAATAGAAAAGATGGGCGGCGGGGGTGCTGGTGGAAAATCTGCCAGTAGCAAAGTTAACGAACTCTTTAATAAAGCACTAGATGGAAATGTTAAAGCATTAAATCAAACAACTGATCGCAGTAAAATATTCAGCGATATGCTAGGTCAAACTTCAAAAGAAGCTAAAGCTCTAGATAGTGCATTATCAAATACTACTAAACGTAGCGGTGTATTTGGTGATCTTTTAGGTTCGACTAGCAAGGGAGTTAAGAATCTAGAAAGCTCACTAGCTGGAACTACTAGTCGTAGCAGTGTATTTGGTGATCTATTGGGAACTACTGGAAAAGAAGCTAAAGCTCTAGATGGTGCATTATCAAATACTACTAAACGTAGCGGTGTATTTGGTGATCTATTAGGAACTACTGGAAAAGAAGCTAAAAATTTAGAAAGCTCATTATCGGGTACTACTGATCGCAGCAGTGTATTTGGTGATCTATTAGGAACTACTGGAAAAGAAGCTAAAAATTTAGAAAGCTCATTATCGGGTACTACTAAACGTAGCAGTGTATTTGGTGATCTATTAGGAACTACTGGAAAAGAAGCTAAAGCTCTAGAAAGCTCATTATCGGGTACTACTAAACGTAGCAGTGTATTTGGTGATCTATTAGGAACTACTGGAAAAGAAGCTAAAAATTTAGAAAGCTCATTATCGGGTACTACTGATCGCAGCAGTGTATTTGGAAGTATCTTGGGATCAACTGGAAAAGAAGTTAAGAGTTTTGGAGGTTCAATAACCAGTGCAGCTGGTAGTATAGTTGGCGCAGGATTTGGATTGATTATGACCGGTATAGTTGCTGCTGGTAAAGGATTGTTAAGCTTCTTTACAGACGGCATGGAAGGACTAAGAGAAACAAGTTCAGTTGGTGCTTCATTTAATAACGACATAACACTGCTTAGAAAAACTGCTGCCGAAGCTGCAATGCCATTAGAAGATTTTACTGCTATGGTAAAACAAAATAGTGGATTGTTAGCACAGCTAGGCGGAACAGTAACCCAAGGTGCTCAATCATTTGCGAAGATGAGTCGAGGAGTTACTACTAGTGAATTTGGTAAAAATATGCAGATGATGGGGATGACATCAGGTGATCTTAATGATTACTTGTCTAGTTATCTAGATATACAGATGCGTATGGGACGTCTACAAGGAAAATCAGAAGCTGAACTCATTGCAGGTACTGAAGAATATATCCTAGAGATGGATAAGCTATCAAAAGCAACTGGGCTGTCTAGAAAACAAACTGAAGAAATGCTAGCAAAACAGCTAAAAGAAGGTCGATTATCCTTTATGGCTAGCAAATTAACTGGTGATGCTCTAAAGAATTTTCAAGCAGGTGTTATTTTAACAGGATCAAAATTTGCACCATTCCAGGATACATTGACAAATGCTATGGCGGGAATTATTAAACCTGGTGATAAGTTTGGATCTATGATGGCGACTGCTGTTCCGGGATTCTTAAAGTTTAATAAAGCTCTCGGAGATGGTAAGTTATCAACTCGAGAACAGATACAAGGATATAAAGATCAAGCTAAGAATATGAAAAGTTTCTTAGGACGATTTAGTTCTGAAATGATCGCAGCTAATCCAGAATTAGCAAAGATGCAAGAATATCTTAATTCGTTAAACGAAATAGCAAATGCAAATATCGATGACGCTGTTAAAGAACAAGACAAGCGAGAAGAAATAACCAAAGCAATGGGTACTTTTGGACAGGTCTTCCAAACTGTAAAAAGCGATATTATGTTAGCGATGATTAAGAGCAAAGTATTTGAAAAAATACAAGATGTATTAAAGAAATTTGCCGAATTTTTTAATAAAAAATCTGATTTAATTGGACCATTCTTTGAAAAAATTATTGGAGGACTTGATAACTTCTTAACTGGTTTAACAGATGCTATTAGTACTGGATCAATAACCGATGCATTCTCTGGATTATTTGATTCTCTCAAACCAATTGCTATGGGATTGATTAGAAATTTATTTGAACCGCCTGAGCAGAAAAAGAAAAGAGACGAGTTACAAGCAAAAAAAACATCAATACAACAAGGATTAAAATCTGGAACTATAAACGAAAATTCCGGAGATCGTCAATTAGCAGATATTCAATCTCAACTTGATGCAATGGAATCATCTAGTCCGGTTGAAATGATGCTCAATGGTATTAAAAAATCAATAGAAGACACCTTTCCTTTGGTCACGAAGTTCTTTGGATTTTTCTCCAGCGACGGTGAAAAATCATTTAGCTTAGTTGAAACAGCAATGAATGGATTTAAATGGGCACTTGATAATATCGGAACCGTACTCGGTGTTGGCGGTGTTGTTATCGCAGGGGTCTATTTACTAGGAAAAGCATTAACATCTCTTGGTGCAGGACTAGCTACTGTATTAGTTCCAGTAGCAGCAGTAGTAGCAGCATTTGGTCTAGCAGCAGGTGGACTTGGATTTATGTTTGAAGGTGTATCGAAAGTTATTGATTCATTTGTTAACGGGTTTAAATCGATACCAGTAGTATTAGAACAGTTAACAAAACTCGATAGCGATAAACTTAAAGCATTAGGTCCGGCTCTAGCTGCTGTAGCAGATCCGTTAGTTAGTTTAGCGGGTGGTGGTATTCTAGCAACACTCGGCGGTGCAAGTGGCTTAACATCAATAGCAAAATCACTAACAGCATTTGGTGAAGTTAATGCCGACGCTATTAGGAATATAGCACAGCCTATGATAGACCTTCATAAAGCAATGTCGCTGTTTACTGGTAGCGGATTCTTAGAAGGTCTTGGAAAAGGTATTAGTGGATTAGTATCAGGCGATGGTGGTATTAAGAAATTTGCTGATAGTCTTTCTGTATTAGATAAAGTTAATGGAACTAACATTAGCAATATAGCTAATGGATTGCAAACTCTAAAAACAACATTAGGCGATGATCTTAAAAATCAATCTAGCGGAGTAACTGATTTTGCTAAATCGATCGATACACTATCGAAGAGTGTTAGCGCATTAGGTACTTCGATGTCAGCACTTGATATTGCAAAATTAAAAGAAACAATAGCCGGAACACAAGGATCAGCAGGAAGCGGTAGTTCAGGAAGTGGAGCAGCTGGAAGTGGATCGTCCACAACCCCAAGGACAGACAACGCAGATAAGTTAAATACACTACTAACTGAATTGGTTAATTTGACTAAAGAAGTTAGAGACTTTAATAAAGACCAAGTTGATGCGATACGTCAACGAGGTAGCGCAATGGGTGGCAAGTAATGAGCTGGAAAAGGTATTTTACCCCTGTAAATCCAAATGGACAATTAAGCCCGCTGGGCGGAATGCCATCGATCGGCACAGGATCTAAATCAAATTATAGTTCATATCTTCCAGATGTTTACGTTGGAAGTCCTAATCGTATTGAACGTTATCTACAGTATGATACTATGGATACCGACTCCGAAGTTAATGCTGCTCTAGATATTATCGCAGAGTTTAGTACACAGAAGAGCAGAGAAAATAATACACCATTCCAGATTTTCTTCCGCGATAAAGCAACAAGCGTAGAAGTTAAATTACTTGGAGATTACCTGCGTAAGTGGTCAGACTTACAGCAACTTGAAACAAGAATTTTCAAGATATTCCGTAATACTTGCAAATACGGAGATACATTTTTTATCCGCGATCCAGAAACTAAGAAGTGGTTCTACTTAGATCCAGGTAAGTTAGTTAAGATTATCGTTAATGAAAGCGATGGTAAGAAACCAGAGCAATATATTATCCGTGATCTTAATCCTAACTTCCATAATTTAGTTGTGACACAGATTAATCCTTCAAATCAAAATACACAGCCTAGCGGATCTGCTTATGTTAGCGGCGGTGCCGGTGCTCGAGGTATGACAGGTGCGTTTCCACAACAGAGTGGTACACGTTTTAGCATAGCACAGAATGAAATGGCTATCGAAGCTAAACACATGGTACATATAAGTCTAAGCGAAGGTTTAGATAACAATTATCCTTTTGGAAACTCATTACTTGAATCTGTTTTTAAAGTTTATAAGCAGAAGGAACTGTTAGAAGATGCTATCATCATTTACCGTGTCCAACGTGCTCCAGAGCGACGTGTATTCTATATTGATGTTGGGAATATGCCTAGTCATATGGCTATGGCTTTCGTTGAACGAGTAAAGAACGAAATACATCAAAGAAGAATTCCTAGTGCTACTGGTGGTGCAAGTGTTATCGATAACAGTTATAATCCAATGAGTATCAACGAAGATTACTTCTTCCCGCAGACAGCAGAAGGACGTGGATCTAAAGTTGAAACACTTCCGGGCGGTACTAACTTGGGTGAAATTGACGATTTAAGATTCTTTACTAATAAACTATTCCGTGCGTTACGTATTCCTAGTTCATATCTCCCAACAGGTGCAGACGATAGCGCAAGTACATTTAATGATGGTAAAGTCGGAACTGCTTATATCCAAGAATTACGTTTTAACAAATATCTAGAACGCTTACAAAGCCTAATGGAAAATGAAATTGATAAAGAATTTAAACTTTATCTATTCCAGAATGGTATCATAATAGATAATGGGATCTTTAGTTTAAAGTTTAATCCACCTCAGAACTTTGCTGCTTATCGTTTAAGTGAACTCGATACTGCTCGTGTACAGACGTTCCAGACAATGAATGAAATTCCGTATATGAGTAAGCGTTTTACTATGAAGCGTTTCTTAGGATTGAGCCAAGAAGAAATCATAGAGAATGAAAGACTCTGGAGAGAAGAAAACAGAGATATGGGAGGCATCGACGAGGATGCAAGTTCAGAAATGCGCGGTGCTGGAATAACCCCAGGCGGCATCGAAGATGCAATGGCACCACCTGAAGAAGAAATGCCAGCAGACGGAGCAATATCTCCTCCGGGTGCTCAAACGGCGGCTGCTGGTCCTAGTGGTGTTCCAACCCCGGCAGCCGGAGCTCCGGCCTAATGGATAAATATGAACATGATATTACGTGAACTATTCTATTTTAATAATAAAGACAAGGACATGAGTCAGGATGATCGT